CACGGTGGTCTTAACCATTTTTAGATGCTCTGGCGCAGCGGCACTAGCTAACCATGGCACTAAGCCACGTTTTTCTAACTCATGGATGCAATCACGAATTGTAGTTCTACCCTTGCCTAGTTTCTCGGCTACCTTACGATACGAGCCGTATTGTAAGTAAAGGTCTAGCGTGTCTTGTTGTATTTTAGTTAGCATATACGTAGTACTAAAATGGAATTTGGTCGTCCGAATCATCTTTAGGAGCATCCCAGCGATCCATCTTCTTAGGTTGTTCACTTTTTTCAAAGCCAAACTTAGTCTCGCCACCACCGCAATATACTTTAGGCGACTTAGCGTTACGTTCCTCTAGTGATTGGCTAATGTTCAGCGATACGTTTTTGCCGAATCGGTCAACTTCATCGTTAATCCAGCAGTCGATTGAAACGTATTTCTTGCCGTTGGTATGATCTTTGATTTTATCCTTGGGGATAGCGGTTACATCAATACTTAGTTTGATTAGCTTACTCATTGTTTTGTTTTGTTATTGTGTTATATTTCAGTCGAGATTGTTTTGTTTAGTATAATTTATCGGTCATTAGACATGATTTATAGGTCGTGAGAATAGTAGTTATCATTTGATAGTCGAGCATGAAATTTGTTAATATTATCCTCGCAACATCCACAACAAGCATGGATACCCATCTCGAATCTGCCAACTGATACCCAGTAAGCTAGGTCGTCTGGATCGGGATGGCCTACGCCGTGTTCTGGGCAAATGCGTTCCATGATGCCTTTGTCATGGCGGTAGTTCATTTCCCATCTTCTCATGTGGTGGTCAGACGGATTGTGTATGCAGCAGTTCCTACCTTCGCACTTATCTGGCGCATGGGTGACAAGCTTTTTCAGATACGCCTTTTCGTGCGGTAGCAGCTTATTCATAGTTCTTTCCTCGTCATCGCATACGCATCCATCGTATCCGCAGTGTTTACATTGTCCGCTCATGGTTGATTTTGGGTTAGGGATTGAATTACTTCGTAAGTTATCCCGTCGATAAAATCTAATTCATCGTAGGGGTCATTATAAGTCCCATTTGCGTTTTTTATTTTACGTAGTGCCTCCGCCAGCCTGTCCCGCTGCTCGGTGACGGCGGTTAGTTCGCGTTCGAGTAATCGACTGAATTGCTCAAGGCTATAAATTGCTGATGATGTCCTAAAGCATTTGATTTTCTCTATGATATCGTTGGTTCTCGGTGTGTCGTTCATGGTTTGGTTGGTTGGAAAAATTAAATCGAACAGGTCGCTAGACCGAACCTTGCGGTCGGTCAGCTTGGCTGTTCGACGAAATAAAATAAGAAAATGGCCAGAGACTTAGACCACTTAGACATTTCGCTCGCAAGGAGCGCAGCAAATGACGGACGCACCACAAAGCAGTTCGCAGAAGAAATGAGCATAACAGAGGCGCAGGTATGGAAATTTCTGTATTCCCCCAATGGCCAATCCTTGCTAGATCGCTTTGAGGCAAACAACAATAAGGCGGAACAAGAAGCGGACCAGTAAATATTCCATCCGAGTACTCCTTTATCGGCAGCATTTTGTTTCTTCCTGCTCTTGCCACCATTAGTTCCCCTTCATGCTCAAGAACTTCTAGAATCGTTGTCGATCCCATGTAGTCCGTGACGTAATAAAAGCCTACGGGCAAAGAATCAATGTGGTCGAACAAGCCGCGCCACACAACGGTGCATAAACATTTCAGTTTCTTTTTCATAGATTCTCCTTTCGCGCACCGTGTGTGCGCTCATCGTTGTGCTGAAAACCGGAGCCATCGCTGAACCCGTGTCCACCTTCGTGACCGAGTGGACGGATGCACCCATCACCACCTGCCATCCCGCGCCAGCCACAGAGAAGTTGCCGCTTTGGTTTGGGACGAGTATTCCACGCTTCCTCGGCATCCTCGCATGTTCCGAATCGCGGTCCTTGCGCCTCGCAGTGAGGGCAGCGCACCACGAAGCCCCACGGGCGGCGATTTGGAGCATCCTCGTCGTAGAGTGCCACATAGGGCTTTGCAGTAGCATCGTCGCAGAACGGACAATGAAGAAGCACAACAAGCCGTGGCTGCTCAACCGGCGATTTCGTTTCAATTTCTTTACTCATTTTCGTTCCTTTCGCTGCCGGTGGCAGCACTTTTTGCGTTCGTGGTTAGGGATTGGAGGGCTTCTTGTGCGATTTCTGCCATGATGTCCATGATGTCAAGTTGCCCTTGCCTGTAGTCACCAACGCTCCCTCTAATTGCGCAATTTGGCTTTATTTTCCGCAGCGCCTCCGCCAGCCTGTCGCGCTGCTCGGTGACGGCGGCTAGTTCATCATATAGAAGTATTGCAGCTCGATCAGCAAAACAATCGTGGCAGTGTTTTAGAGCTGTCGCATATTCAATTGCTTCATTTATATCAACTTGTGTCGGTGTGTCGTTCATGGTTTGGTTGGTTGGAAAAATTAAATCGAACAGGTCGCTAGACCGAACCTTGCGGTCGGTCAGCTTGGCTGTTCGGGTTGGCGTTTCTATTTTCACCCTCAACGATTAGCTTTGCGAGTTGTCTCGGTGTGGCGATTTTACTAACTAACCCATCGTAACCAGCCTGCATTTTCTTCGTGCCGTAGTCGTTGTCAAAGATATACCAAGAAATCCAGTCATTAGAGTCAACTATATTGAGCATATCATCAAACGTAGCCCAGATAGAATGGTAGAAAAGACCTTCCATATCAAGCACCCCAGCGTTATTTGCAATATTGCATCGTTCGGTAAGGTTGTTATAGTTTGAGACGATTTGTTTGATCTTCTCCTCCCACTCGTTAATTCGATCTTGTTTAGTCATTATAGGTATCCTTGTATAAGTTAAAAATAAGCAAAGCCGTGAAAACTAGGATTATCAATGTTATTTCGTGGCTCATATTGCGTTTCGTAAATGTTCAATCATTCTAAGTCTGCCTTTGTGGTAGCCTTCCATATAGTTGCTCACGTTCCAATCTGGGTGACTGTATTCCATCATTTCGATTAGCTCTAAAGCGTCTTGGTGTTCAGTCTTGCAGAATTCGCAGGTAAGGTTGATTAGCTGTCTGATTTGTTCTTCGTTCATATTGTCTTTCGGTTATGCCCAAGTTGGCGGTTCAAGTTCTAGCACTCCGTCATGGATTGGCGAGAACTTTTTAGAGGAAACTGCTTTTTGCCATTTAGCGACTGCGTTCATGTAACCAGTGCGTCCAAGGTTGATGAAATCCTCGGACAAACGGATAACAGCATACTCGTATGGGTATTGATCCTCAATGAACAGGAACTCAAACTTGGTGCGTGGCTCTTGCTCGCTGAGGCCGTTCACAAGGTCAAGGTAAAGGGAAGCTTGCCAATGATAACCAAAGTTCATGCAAAGCCTCTGCATATCCTTTGCATCGCCAATAGAGCTAGTAACCTTTAGATCAACCAACGTGTCACCACGGTGCGGTAGAATGTCAATCATGCCTTTAATCAGCGTGTTGCCGATCTTGCCGAAAGCCGCAACCTCGTATTCACAAGCTCCTAACCCCATGATGTAGTTTGATTCCATCACAGTCTCCTTAATCTCGTCAGCACGTTGCCAGTCTGCTTCCTTAACGATGGTTTTGCCCTCAAGAGCGGTAGCATCACGCCATTCCCTCGCTTCCTTGGTGCGGAAGTCGTCATACTTGGATAGAATGAATTGATCCTCAACAGTTTTGGGCGTTAAGCAAAGTGCATGGACAAGTGAACCGAAGTTCATTCTTTCCGTTACTTCCATCTTCTTACCATTGATCCACTTGAATGGAGACTTGTTAAACGCCCATAGCAGACTCTTGCTCACAGGAGCTTCAAGGTTGCTTGGAGAAGCGGTAATCGAATAATACTCGTTCCCAAGGTTAGGGACTAGCCCAATCATTATTTCGTTCGGTGTCATTGTCTTTATTGTTTGTTAAAGTTTGTGCGTTTATACGATGCGCACCCCCGTCACACTACCATTACTACCAGCAGGAAATCTTGTTATGGTTAATCTTCTGCGTTATCAATTAGCTCTTGTAAAGTTAATTTTCGCTCTGGTTTAATTTTTTTCTCGATTGCTACCTCAATAGGCTTTTCTACTGGCATGATTTCAGCCTCAATAACCTCTGTTTCTGGCTCAATTTCCTTCTCAATAGGCTTAATGGGGCTAATTGGAGTTACGTTCCTAGTAGGTTCTGCAAAATCTTTAACTTCGTCCTGCGTATAGAATCCAAGGCTAAGATCGGAAGCATAGGCGCGACTCCAGAATGAAGCTGCACGGTAACGCAACATTTGTCCTGGCATCGTTAGCCATTTACTGCCGTTCTTGGTTGACCATCCTTCTGCCTTAGCCATGGTAAGCGTTATCTTCTCGCCCTTTAGGTCTTGCCCAGACTCTTTATCGGTCGCTACGGCGTAACAGCTTGTCGGCTCATCCTCATTGTCGAATACGAATCTCAATGGAGAATATCTGCCGCATGAGTTAATCATTCCGATTAGTGCAGTTGCGCTCCAGCTTGGGCGGCCATGAATGATAGCTAGGTTCTGGCAGACCATAAGCGGGTCTAATCGGGTGCGTTTTGCTACGTTGATAGCGATAGCGCAGTTAGCTACGTTTCCAAGGAAGTCTTTCGGGACTAGCGTGGAAGATGAAAGCATTTTGGCTTGTCTTTGCATAAGCTCAAAAGAGCGGGTTTCTGCATCGGCAATGCTCAATGCGGTGTTTTCGGTTTGTTCGTTCATATTGTCTATTTGTTTTGGTTTGTTTCTCAATAGGGGTTTTAGTTTATTCGCCAGAGCCATAGCCAGAGCCATCGCCAGAGCCATAGCCAGAGCCATCGCCATAGCCATCGCCAGAGCCATAGCCAGAGCCATAGCCATCGCCAGAGCCATCGCCAGAGCCATAGCCAGAGCCATCGCCATAGCCATCGCCAGAGCCATAGCCATCGCCAGAGCCATCGCCATAGCCATAGCCAGAGCCATAGCTAAAGCCAGTATTAGCTTCGTGGCCGTGGTGAGCGTCTTTTAAATTATTTTTCATCCTCAATAAATTTGGTGAATGTTTTCTCTGCAACTGGTGTAGTAGGGATAATCTCAATCACGTTGGTTAAATAAACTTCTCCTGTCTTATTTAGTCTGCCGCCAGAAATACCATTGTTTGCTACTGCTGAAAGCGATAATCCACCGCCCCCCCATTTCCAGAGCCTCAATGAGTCTTTTAGATGGCACTCCATACCTTGCACATCCAACACTGTTCCAATGTGAACACCTGCTGAATAGGTGCGGATTAAGCAACGCCGCCCGATCATCGGATGAGTTGATTGTAAGGTTGTCAATGGTGGTTGCGCGTTTCCAATAAGTGCTTGGATTTGTTTAATTTGTCCTAGTGTTAATTCGTCAATGTTCATATTTTTTATCTTTGTTTGTTTGTTTTGTTTTATTTCTCAATCTCGGCGGTAAGAAACGGAATCTTCTCGGTTACTTCCTCAAGAATCAATCTCAAGCGGTAAGCATGGCTAGGCAGCTCGCTTAATGCTGCGACTCGGTGCTTAGCGTGGCAGACCTGTTGCGCTGACTTCCAGCCAAGTAGGTTAGCAGTCTCTTGGAGCGTTGTTCCTCGACTCCATAGCGTTGCAATGATGTTGCGCGGCGTGGTGCTTGTGTGCTTGTGGTTGCGGCTCAATACGAAGTTTGGATCGGCGTTGTAGTGCCTGCAAACTATCTCAACGAGCGTGTTAAATTGTTCATTCATGTCTTTATTGGTTAATTGTTTGGAAATAAGGCTGTAAGGTTACAAAAAATAAGTGACTGCCATCTTCTTGAATTAAAAGCCTTGTTTGGGTTACGTGGTAAGCCTCTCCAGTTTCTCTGTAATGAATCTCTTGGGCTTGTTTCTCAAGCCATTGCCCAACATCTTCATTAGGGCAGTCTATTCGGTCAAGCTCCTGCTCATAGTTAAATACTATTTTTCTTTGTTTCATGTCTTTATTGTGTTAATTTTTCTATTCCTTCCCTAATCCTTCTCATATCGCACTTTAAGCACCCGCCTATTGGAAAACGGCACTCGCAATCATGCTCGGAAACTTCCTCCCAATAGTTTACCGTATGGGAAATTGTTTTGATTAGGTAATTTCTGTCCCTCAATTCGTCCTCCATTTTCTCGCACTCTGCCAGTAATGCGTCAACTCGTTCTTCATTGTCACGCTTAGCCTTATGGTAAGCGTTGTTTGCCCTTGGGTATCTAGTTTGTTTGTCGTCAATCATTTTCCAGCTACCTCTCTCAATAGACCCTCTAGCTGATCTAGCTCTTGGGTGTTATCAATAAATAATCCTGCTTGCTCCGTAGCACCTGCGTAATCACCTGGATACCATCCAAGCCACATGACGTAATTATCAAAAGCTTGCTTTGCGTTAATGCTAATTGTGTTCTCAATGTTTGTTTTCATGTCTTTTTCTTCTAATTTGTGCGTTGTTTTTATATTCTCTTACTAAATAAGCAAGCGTTTTGTTCCTCAATATCGGTTTTCCCGTGCTTTGGACGTAAAACGCATGAGATTGGCTCTCAATACTGGGTTTGCTTCTCAATGCTGATTGCGTCCTCAGAAGCGTCAGAACGCCAACCAGTAAGATTATAAATAACGGTTCTCAATTCAGCTTTTATTCTCTTTTTAAGTAACTTGCGTTTATCTTCCTTAGCTTTCCTGGCTGCGATCCGTTTAAAGATTGCATAGGTTAAAAAAGGCGTATCTTGTCCGATGGTTTTATGTTTCATGGTTTTAGGCTGCTATTGTTATGCACAATTCGGGCGGCAATTTTTCATTGAATCCCTCAATCCATCCTGCCCAGTATGCCGCAATTAATGGCGAGCAATGGTCTTTGGGCATTTTAGCCTTTCTAATATTATCCCATACTAATGGACGATCGCGGTTTTCAGCATCAATCTTTCCGTTCTCATATCCTGCTTTTCTTTCTTTTTTAATAGTTCTCATTTTATTTATTTATTTAGTTTCTCTCTCAATCTAAATTTTGGCCGTCAATCCACGGTTCTGAAGGCAACGCTGCATTGCTTGCTTGGATCGGTTTAAAGTTGTTTCAAACTCAATCTCAATACCTTGCGCGTCTCTCAATGTCCATAACCCAGCTTCGCTTTTGAAGAGCTGCCAGATTTGCACCTTGCCTTGCTCGTCAATCGCTTGAATGTCGTTTACCTGGTCACGCCTGCTTGTTTTCATGCGTTCACCTCCTCAAGATTTGCAAGTTTAACCATGATCTTTGTGTCTAAGCGGGAAAGCTCTGAAACGCTAATTGTTCCTGCATTGTAATGCCTTGTGATTTGATTCTCACGATGTATAAGCTCGGTTTTAGTATTGGCTGATTTGATACGCTCTAAAAGAGCTTGGTAGTTTGTCTTTGTCATTGTTTGCATAAGTTTATGGTTTGCACCTAGAAAACCCCATCCCCGCGAGAGGATGAGGCGTTGCTAGGTTTGGATTCTTTAAATTTTGTTTACTGCATCAATCATTTCCAAAGTATATCCAGAATCTGGATCAATCCACTTTTCAATCGCATGACCTCTACTCAAGGCCTTGCAAAACCATTGACGCAATTCTCCGTATTCTTTCCAAGTTATTCTGTAGGTTTTCATAAGTTTATTTAAGCAAGTTAATTAGAGCCTCAAAGCCCGCCACGAGAGCAGGCATGAAGTCGAATGTAGGGATTTGATCGAGTAAAGCGGGTGAGACAACAACCGCCAAGGCTACTGTAAAGGATAGTATGGCTTTCATGGCTTATGCTTTATTATCAGTTTCAAACCATTTAGCGGCAACTTGCTCCGCGAGTTGCTTGTAAGTTTCACGGGTTGAGCAGTTACGGGTGAAAAACTTGCCGTTGAGCTTTGCAAAGTGTGCCGTGATGTTTCCCGTTAAATACTCGCACATTCTAAAAATGTTCACGCCACGCACGGTTTCCCATTTTTCAGGCGGTAACACCTCAAGTTTTTCGTACCATTCTTCCTCGGTGATTTCTTGCCAGTCGCTGCAATACTTGGCGCGCTGTGCCTCCTCAATGAGTGGCATGGCTTCATCCAATAGCATAATCTGAAAAGCAGGGCTTCCCGCTTCCCGCTTGGCATTCCGCTCAATAATCAAATCGTCAAAAAGTTCCCCGCTGTAAGGACTCTTTAGCGTTTCTCCATCACTTGCCAGGCAAGCGGTTTCAATGTTGGTTTTTCCTGATTGGTAAATGCAGTAGTGTGTTTTCATGGTTTGGTTTGGTTTGGTTTAGTTTTTATCCTCAAAAGATTTGTTCAAGCAATAGTTTATAACTACTTGCACGGGTTTATTTCCAAGCGCGTAAGAATCGCCAAAAATAGTAATTCCCATGAAAGCGCATTTTTTGATGTTGTTAGCTGTTACTGTCCGGATTATACCGTCAGAGCATAAAACAAGATCGCCCTTAGTTATCTCTCCAATATGTTTTTCTTTTATTCTCATAAGTTTGCCTTTCGTTTGGTTTGTTTGGTTGGTTTAAATTAAAAATCGAGAATGATTTCGCCGCCAACTCTTTTGGCAATTTCAATTGTCGCATCAATATTGCAGTCAAAATCTTCCGTTAGATTTGGGGGGTTTCCGTGCCGCTCTATTAAACGTCCACCCTCCCACCGCCAAGCGCGCATGGTAAGCGAATCTTTTTGTGCAACCATGTTTCCAAGCGACAAATGAGTAATGACGAAACCTTCGGGTAATAGGATTTGTGATAATTTTGTTTTCATAATGTTTGTTTGTTTGGTTTGTGTTGTCGCGTTGGCGATATGGAGACAATGGCAGACGATTGATTCTTTGCAACTTCTTTTTCATCTTTTTCCAAAGATTGTCAGCAATCCCTTTAAACATATAGGAAAATAATTTCGTTTTTTACGCTATTTCTCCATGCAAAACTCCATTTTTTACATTTTGAGACATAAATGGCATTCAAATCACGCAAACAAAATTGTATTTTTTGAAAACATTAGAAAGTTAGATGAAACGCTGTAAGCTATAAGCTGAAAGGCTTAGAGAGTCTAGTATTGACAAGCTTTCCATTTTTACGCATTAGCTTCGCGGGCGATGTAGTTAATGGTACTTATTACGCCACTACGATGTAACAAGTTGGAAGCTCGTCCCACTTCGCTTCGCTTGCAGCCCAGCTAGTCTTTCTTTCTTTTAGTCAATCTTTAAATAAGAGACAAAGCAAACAAGACAGCAAACAAGCAAGATCGACTTACGATAGCCATCCAATGCCGATAGCTAACTAACCAGGTTACCACTAGCCATGCTACAAGCTATCATCAAGACGCTAGGTATCAAGTACATCATCCAGGCTCGATCCACAAAGCAAGGACACCGTGCAAGGCTAGTTAATCGACAAGCCAAGCGTTACCATCAAACAAGCGCTTAATCAAACGAGAGTTTAATCTAAGTGCCTAGCAAATAGGCAGTTTAATCGGTCGTTTAATCGGTTGGCTCTCAAGAGAAAAAAAGCCAACGCGCTAGGCTATGATTTAAGCGATTGTTTAACTATTACATGCTAGGTCAAGCCAGGCTTTACATACCAAGCAGATTCCAAACAATTCTTTACATTGTGCATACTCTACTTGTTACAACATGTAAAATGCCAACTCCAACGATCGTTCAAAATGCTTATAGCGTAAGGGTTTGGCGAGACTGCAGGCAAACTTGGCGATTGTTCCACGGAATAAGCTGGTTTAAACGGTCGTTTACTGTTCGATTGAGCAGTGTTCGCTTGATCAGGTGGGGGGAGGCGGTCTGGTCTGCTGCGGCTGGTGAATCTAGATCGGTCAACTAGCCCAATAAAAAATGTTCTAAAGGGGCTTGTGATTTGTCACGTTTCGGCATTGTGATTTGAGACAAATGAGCTTGCATAGTTTGTGGTATTTGGTAAGTAGAGTGATTGGAAGACAAGTTATGAAACCGTATAGAACAGAGCAAGAGGTGTTGAGTATGTTGCAGGGTGAGGCTAATTACCTTGATTACAATGAGGTATTGGAATGTATCCCGAATGAAGAGGTAAGGAGATTGATTGATTTGAGGTTGGATAGGAGGTATAAGAAGTTAAAGTTTAAGAATGAGTTTGATGTGATTAGGCATATTGATTGGGTTGAAACGCCAGAGGGAGGATCTTTTTGGGTTAAGGTATTTGGATGGACGATTGGGCTGAATGATTTGCCTAAGCTTGCATAGTTTTATTGATCTGGTAGAAGAGGTGTATGACTGAGCGAGAACAAGTGGATGCGTTTGCGGAAGATCTAGGTAAGTTAATTGATCGGTATCGGCATGAGTTTGATTTGACCATAGCTGGGGTGTTGGGCGTATTAGAGTGTGCCAAGCTGGAGATATGGGAGGATAGCCGTGATGGTGGTGACTTTGAGATTGAATTTGAGTGATATGAGTAAGGAGCGTAAAGCGTGTAAGTTTTGTTCGATGTTGGTGATGGACGGTGAGGATGTTTGCCCTACGCATAACGTGGTGGAGTGCTGTGCCTGTGGGCGAGGAGCGTTGTGGACAAGGAGAGCTAGTAAGTATATCTGTATGAACTTGGATTGTGAATGGAGCAGTGATACCTTGCCTAAGTATGGGGAATTGGATATAAGCTAATTATTATGAAACTATTTGGATCAAGAAGGTATGTGTGTGAGCTTTGCGGTTTTAAAGGTCGCAGGGGGAATAGTATGTCGGCACGTGCTAGTCAGCCTATCTGTCCAGAGTGCGCTAGGTATAGGGAGTATCAGGAGTATGTTCAGCCGAGCAGTGTATTACCTGATGAATTATCGCCGTATA